TAACCAGATTGCAACTCCTTAGCTTTATCTTGAGCATCATTGATTTTATTTATTCTAAACTCCTCTTGAATATCTTGACCACATGTAGGGCAAACCGTGTTATCCGTAAAGAACTTATGCTCTTTAGTAATGGTAGATACTTTCTGGGATATTTTTCCTTTAAGATTTCCTAAATCACGTAACTTTTTCGAAACTCCTGTTAGCTTTTCTTGATCTTTAGTGAGATCAAATAAATCATTTTCAAATGCTTCATTCTCTTGTACATAAGTATCAGACTCTGCAAAAAGAGTAGTAATTTTTTGCTGATTATCATCTATTCTTCCCTTGCTTTGAGATTCTAATTCTTTAATCCAATTAGTTTGCATCTCCACTTTATCATTTAAAGATTCCCTTTTAAGATCTAACGTCCTAACCTCATCTTTCATCAATTTAATCTTATCTTTAATTATATTATTCATCGATGAGAATATTTTAATATCCAACAGATCTTCAATAACTTCTCTTCTGTTAGTAGCAGTCAATTGCATAAAAGGAACAAATGTACTAGAACCTAAAATAACAATTTGAGTAAAAGACTTATAGTTCATCTTAAGAACATTCTGCTCTAACCATTTTTGCTGATCTCCCGAATGGGAAAACTGATCTAAACATACACCATTACTGTAAATCTCAAATATATTAGGTTTTATACCTCGTATAACTTTCCATTCTCTATCAGCAATAGAAAACTCTACTTCTACAACACAATCTTTTTCATTTGCAGTATTAACTAATTGACCTTTACTAATCTTACGAAATGGTTTATTAAACAAACCAAAAGTTAGAGCATCAAGAACAGTGCTTTTACCAGCACCATTTGTTCCTACAATTAAAGTAGTTGATGAATTGTCAAGTTTTATTTCACTATAATGATTACCTGTTGAAAGAAAGTTTTTCCAACGGATATTTTCAAATAAAAGCATCTTCTTCTGGAGGAATTACAATATCATCTTCCGTAATAACGGAGTATCTATAATTATGAACTTCACATGTTCTTACAATAACATCATCTTCAACTTCAATTACATGCATCTCTGGATAACCTCTTTCTTCTAACTGATATGCAAATCTAACTGCATCATCTTCTTCTTCAAAAAGATAAAGAACTTGTTCACCATCTGCTCCTGTTACAGCATAGGCTCCTTCTTTTTCCTTCCCATCGACGGTGAGTATGAACATTAAATCAATTCACACGCCTCCTGATAAACTCCTTGAATCATTTTTTGTATTCTTGATTTATCAAGATCTATCTCTGCTTCCTCAATATACCTATTAAGGATAGAGAGAGTATCTTCAGATTCAAATGCTTCAAACCCTTCTACCTCTGCAGAAATAAAATTCTCTACTACTTTAAGTTCTGCTACATTAGCACTATACAACTTATCAATAAATTTTTCAAACTTAACTTGATCCGTTTTCTTTCTTACTACAAGTTTAACTATTTTATTTTCAAGTTGACTAGCATCAAAAAGTTGATAGTCATGATCTTCATAATATATAACTTTAAACATACTATAAGGATTATTTACAGGAGTATGTTCTAGGGTCTCGGTATCAAATAAATGAAATCCTCTTGTATCATTACAATCATTCCAGTACATTTCATAAGGATTTCCTAGATAAAATATTTTTTCATTATCAGATCTAGTATGATAATGCCCAGAAAATGTCTTTTTAAATTTATCAAATATAGAAGCTTGAGTTCCATGATCCATAACATAACCACGATGAACTTTAAATCCAACAAGTTCTAAGTGACCCATGCATACAGGAGCTCTTGATTTCTCAATTAAAGAATGACTCATTTCTTCATTCTCCTTATTGATCCAAGGAACAAGAAGAATATTTAATCCACCTACTTCAATAGAAGTTGTTTCTGCATATATTTTTACATTATCATACTCTCTCAACAACAAATCTATTGCATTTATATCATTTGTATTCTTATAGTATGCTGTATGATTACCAACAATAGTATGGACAGTAATGCCCATTTGTTTTAGACGATCAAAATAATGATCCTTTGCCCATGTCAATGCAGCAAAATCAATCCCCTTTCTACTATCAAAGGTATCACCCATATCAATGACCGTAGTGATACCTTCTTTCTCAAGAGTAGGAAAGAAAACATCCTCATAAAACTTTAAAAAATAATCGTGAAAAAGTTTAGAGTTTTTACGACACCCGAAGTGTTGGTCTGTTATAATTGCAACTTTCATCAGTTACGCAATTTAGAATGCACAGCATCTTTAATAGAATTATAATCGGAAAAGTTATAATCGTCAATATCCTTTTCAAAAACTTGCTCATAACCAGTTCTTTCTAATATCTTATTTTTTATTTCTAACTGTTTTTTCTCTTTTTGAATACGTCTCAGAAAAGCATAATGAATGATCTGTGTAAAGTAAGCAAAAGGATTCTTGGATTTCTCAGGATTAAAGTTATGAATATATTGTACACAATTTTCTATACCATCACAAACCATATCATCTTTATACATATAATTCACAAAATTTGGTTTATAAGAAAGATGTGTAGCAATCTTTAAAAAACACTCACCGATATATCTTGGAATTACAGGTTTTGGCTTATCTTGCAATAAAGCAATTTCTTTATCTTCAGCATACTTAATTAATGCGGCAAGAAACTCTTTGTTATTAACGTAGTGTTCTGACCTCTTACGTTTTGCCATAGGTTTAATCATTGCCATAAGAGTTATCACTACTATGTAGATATTATAACATTTAAATCTCTACTTGACAAGGTATCAAAACATGTGTAGAATAACTCTGTGGAGGTTAAAGGGATATATTAGGTTTCTTTAGTAGATTTGTTATATATTATTTCTAAAAATTTTCTAGCTTCGTTTACAGTGGTTATATAACCCATTTTTCTATCTAATTTAGATTTTATTTGATAATTCTGTTGACTTTGAGTTATAAAAGTTTTATGCATCATAATAGATTCTATATCTTTTGATTCAGAAAGAGTAAGAACATTATTCATATCAATAATATGGGTATCGTCGTGGCTTGTTTTTAACCAAGGTTCAACTCTAAAACCTTGAATACCACTATTTTTATTTTTTATTCTTTCTATGGTAACTGGATTTGATAGTATTAACATAGTTCTATCTTCTTCTTCAGAGGCGGCAACTCGCGCAAAAATTTCTTCTCCAGTTATTAATTTAATTGTTGCATAAAATTCGTCTTCTATCATTTTCTTAATTGAATTGTAATTATTTCATAGTTAAAATTTTCTTCATTATAAATTCTAATTCGTTCAATGAAGTGATTTAGAGTATAATTTTTTTTAGTTGTAGTAGAACAATCATCAGAGATATCATATAAGGTTGCCTTTACTTTGTCTTTTCCTTTTCTAAGAACCCTTCCAATTGATTGAAGGTTTCTAACCCTGGATTTACTGGGGCTTGCGAAGATGATGTTGTGCAACCGTTTAATGTTAATACCAGTACTGAAAGTACCATAACTCGCAATAATGATAGCATTTGATTCCTCCTCTGTAATTTCTCTTACCAATTCTCTTTCTTTAGCATCTACTCCACCGTGTACAAAAAATACTTTACGATCTTCTGTACTGTTATTATTTATCAAATCATAAAGTACTTTACCATGACCTTCAACTCTTGCATAGAGTATTAAACTATTACCTTTCAAATCTAAAGTTAAGTTTTTAATAAAATTATTTCGTTGTTCATGAGTAATAAGATACTCTATTTCATCCTGATATGTTTCAAAATTTTGTGGCGTATGTTTTAATACAAGACATTGAATATCTAATTGAGAAAGATGTCCTTGTTTCATCAACTCATCAGTCTTTGTCACCTTATATGATGGACCAAACAATCCTTCCAGTACCCACTTATGAGTTTGAGTTCCATCAAGTGTGCCAGTAAATCCAAACCTATATTTTGCATGATGCAACTTTGTCATTATAGATATTAATGACTTCGACTTGAATAGGTGTGCTTCATCACCTATAACTACATTATAATCCTCAAAGAATGATCTTTCTAATTTATATACAGATTGCCATGTAGTGATCGTTACTGGAAACTCATTTGTTTTTTCTTTCCCAGAATATATTTTGTGGCAATATGAATCAGAATCCCAACCATAATCTTGAAAATCCTTATACATCTGTTCTACTAAAGATGTCGTTGGGACAACTAAGAGAATTTTTTGCTGTTTCGCTACATAGTACCTTACAAGAGAATAAATCATCAAGGATTTGCCAGAAGCAGTGGGAGATATCAACAATTTTCTATTATGTTTTAGTGCATCGCATACTCCATCCACTTGATATTTTCTTGGAGCATGAGAACAAATAGAACTCATATAATCTTTAACACCTTGATATGATATTTCTTCATTAACTTCGAAGGGAGCACCATAATATTCATTATCTGCGAACTTATATGTGTAATCATGCCTCTCACAGAATGCAATAATTTTATCTAATAGTCCTACATATATTTTCTTTGTTCTCATATCGAATAGGTGGATCTCTCCATTCCAATTCCTATTCCGATATTGTGGCATAAACTTTGCACCCTCTACCTCGAAGGTAAAGTGGTCTCTCAACTCATATTCAATATGAGGTTCTGAATCAATTTTTAAAAATACTTCGTTTGATTTAGAAATAACGACGTTAGCACTCGTATCAATCACATAGACTCATGCGTCTATGCGTATTTATGAAGTTATGTCAAGCTCCCTATCCCAATCCAGAATTAAATCTCATAAACTCTATTGCATTCTTTATCTGAAATGTTCTGTTTTGTATTACCTTGAGTATGCTTTCTAAGTATACCAGCATCGTATCATAATAATCAATTTTTAAATTTGAATTGGAAAGTTTATCATCTGCATCCATATATTTCTGCATCGTATCCTTATCTCTTATTTTCTTTGGGAAAGGATTTTCAATATAAACATCTGGATCTGCTTTCCCACTAAAATATTCATATCGTTCATGACGGATATTCTTTCTTTGCTGCTCTGCTTTCTTTCTTAATAAAAATATTGTATTATATAATTCAAAATATTTTGCATGTAGAGAGGGAATACTTAATGACTCTTCATGTAGATTATCTCTATCGATCTTTGCATCTTTTTCCCACATCTCTTGAAGTTTTTCAAGATCAATACTCATAAGGGATCGCCATTTAAATCTACTATCTTGTAGATAGTATACTTGAATGTAACCTCTGCTGTCAAGTAATCTATGTCAGTATCAGTTGCATCAAAAGTTAAATCTGAAATAGAAACTGGAAATAAACCTTCAAATTTAACTTTAAAATTTGTATTCTGAGTACTAGTTAAAACGTTTAATGTTCCATCTGATAATAGATCTATACTTTTATCATTAGGATCCATGTTAGGATTAGAATTTTGAAACTTATAAATCTCCTCCAAACTTTCTGGAAATCCCATCCCACGTATCCAATTTTGAATTTCCATATAATTGGATAGATCTTCATCAACTAAAAATCTTAATGCAAAATCATTAAACTCAATTTTATCACCAGGAAGATCTATATTTTTTAAGTATGTTGGTTGCACAGCAGTACCTAAAGTCAATCCAGGTATAACTGATTGGTTAGAAAAGAAAGCAACTTTAGGAGCTCTATTTAAAATAAACTTGAACCCAACTGGACTTAGAAAATTTCTATTCTTTATTTGATTTTTTAATCCGTTAGAAATTGCCATTATTAATTACATTTTAAATATTTAGACAAAAAAAGAGACTCCCGAAGGAGTCTCTTTGATCCATCTCGAACCGAGATATTTATATT